GGCAATCTGGGAAAGACAGCCGCCCTTGTCACATATTGGATAAACATACACAAGACCAACCAGTATGAAAACAAAAAAAAGACGGTCCGAAACTATATCAGATCGGAAGNCGTCCAAATCCTGATGCACATCGCTATGTGCGATGCAAAGATACAAAATTCCATGCAAATATTTTACATTCATGAACAAATCGCTATATTTGTCTCGTCTTTAAATTTTAACACTATGAAGCAATCAATATTACTTACATTCATAATCCTATTCTTAGGTTCATGTGTCAGCAAAAGCAAATATGAAGATTTAGAAATGGAGAATTACAACCTTAGAGAAGAAGTGGACAGACTAAAAAACAAGAATACTGACCTGAACTCTACGATTCTGAACATGTCTCTACAAATAGAAGAACTACAGGAAAGGATTGAAAACGATATTAAATATGCCTCACAGGCTAGAAACGCTATAGAATCCGCAGAATCATCTTTATTTTTAGGGTTTGATAGAATATTTTGGGAATCGGAACTTGACAATGCCAAATCTTGCATGTCTTATATAAAATATGGCTATTAATTTATATAATATGGGAACAATCGAAAGGACACGGGTAATACGCCCTTCTTCAAGAAAAGATAAATCCACCTATAAAGTCGATATTGAAAGACGACAAGAAAAAGACAGTCTTCACCTAACAGTTACTCACGAAAATGACTGCAATTTCAGAAAAGAATATTATTTTTCCGCAAATCAACTATTAGGAAAAAAGTCCATCCACTTCAAATGGAACGGAAATGATATTGTTTGGACCGATGGAATTGTACCGATTCGAATTGTTAAATAAAAAACGATATAGAAAGTTTCATTTTCATGGAATAATGGAACTAGCTTTTTCGTATATTTGCATTATCAATGCTTTCTTTATCGTCAGCAAAGAGCCGGTTGACGTAAAACAAAACGGTAAACCTAATTGTTTAACTAATAAAAACATTCGAATATGAATGACAATAAAATTAAATGTTAGGTTGGGCGTGATAATGCCCAGCCTAACGCTATCAAAGAGGTAGGGCGGTTTGTGTTTGATACCCTAGATTTTCTTTTTGCTGTAGTTCCTGTAATATGGGTAATAATCGGGCTCTCCGGAGGCCAATTTCCTACGGAAGTTTAGTGGATTGGACTGATACCTGCTCTCCGGAGTATATGGAAGTACATTAAGGCATAAGCCAACTGGCGCAGAGGCAGACTGCGCCAGTTTTATATTAAAAAAACTTTTCCAGTTACTATACTGAACTACAAAGACTCCATCCATTTAATTGTCTTGTCTGCCAACAGCTGATAAGCAAGAGAATTACAATGCCAACCGTCATACCTGTCAGATGATATGAGAGTCCATTTAGACGAGTCCCATTCCTCGGGAGAGTCAATATCTTGGTTGGCTTTGTAAGCTTTAGATTGATAAATAACCTTATCATCAGTTTTATAAGTTTTTTTATTACTATACTCCTCATATTCACTCCAAGTGTCGACTCCATATATAGCTCTTATGTCATAGGATGCCAAATTAATTCCACTATGTCTCCAGTCTAAATAAGGTATTCCCCACTTATCTAATACTTCTTTAAACTTTACGACCTTATCTCTCCAATATTCATAATTGCTAATGTCATAAGTTATGATGAAACCTATCTTCTTACCGGGGAATTGTGTTATTGCATATCTACAGATCGCCTCCAAACATCCTATTTGTGTATTCAATTGCAATTCTTCATCAAAACCCTCAGTAATTCTACCCATAGGAGCATAATTAGGCTTGCCTGAGTCATTTAAATTAACCCCATTTACTCCGCCTTGGAGAATAATATAATCACTATTTTTATCGACTTGAGTGAGTTGCCAATATATGCTATAAGCATTCCCCGTGTAAAATGGATATAATATAACAGATCCGCCTTTAGCCCAATTTGTACATTTCAAATTAGTTTTCTTAGATATATAGTATGTCAAACTCTTAACTGATTCTTTATTGTCCTGACCAATCATAATAGAATCACCACAAAATGCTGCACGTTTTCTACTAAGATGGCTTTTATTGGATAAAATTTGAGTAAACATTCCATTTTTAGAGACAGTCAATGGATACGCCACATAACTGCTAAATATAGCTTTGACAGCTCCTGAAGGAGCTTCTAACAGAACCGCTGATTTAGATTCGTCAAGCCCTTGAGCGGATTTTTCAATAACATTACCATCAGCATCGGTAAAAGCCCATAATCTATATGAATTACCTCCATACCCTCTTACCGCATAAATCGCACCTTCTTCAGTATTATCTATTATTTGATTTACCGCATAATTAGGCGATGTTTCAACCAAGATAGATCCACTTGTATCATACCTCCCCGGATACGTTTCGTGAATAATATTACTGATATCAGATAAATCATTATCCATTGTTTTTAAAGCTCGTATCGATACGTTGTTTTTAGATACAGTTAATGGATATGATGTATAACTACTAAAAATTGCTTTAACCGTACCAGATGGTGCTTCGACAATTATTGCTGAATTACTTGAATCGTGTTCCTCTATAAGATCTTTTTCTATAATAATATTTTCTTTATTTACAAAGGCATACAACCGATAATTTTTACCGCCATATCCCTTTACACTATAAACACATCCTGGATAAGCATTTGTATCAATGATTTGTTTAACTTCAGGCGTAAAAGATTCTATAATTGCATCCCCATTAGTCTTATACTTCGCATCAACACTCTCATTCGAGTCATAAAATTGGGGCGTAAAATGTTCCGCTTCATGGTCTAGTTTATAAGTGATACCAAGCAATGGCTCAACTTTTTCAAGTCTTTCATTAATATCATTTATCTGACCATTTTTATATATTGCAAATTTATCTTTATATGAAATATAACAACTGAATATAGCTTTAACAGTTCCTTTAGGTGCAATACAATATTCGCCTGAATCTGTAAGATCAATATCTGTACTTTTAGATTTAGTTAGTATATTACCATCAGCATCGGTAAAAGCCCATAATCTATAATTCTGTGATGCATAGCCTAAACATAGATACCTGTCTCCCTCGTGAGAATTGATATCTACCATCTGTAGAATATTAGCATTATGATTATTTTCCACTTTGTCACCACCTGTGTTATATTCTCCCTGTATTATTCCTGTAACATTTTTTAAAATTTTACCTTGTAGAGCTAACTCGGAAATTTTCTCACTTACAGCCTTCTGTGACATGACTTCAGTTTCGCTATTCCCCAGTTCCTGCACCACACCGGCATTGATGGACTGGAACGGACCGTGATCCACCCATCCGCCGGCATTATAAATATTCAGGTGGTAGATGGGCTTGGTATGTTCGGTATCATCGTCCGCATAGGTAGGTCCCACCATAATCATATCACCCTGCTTAGGATTAGGATATTGTGATTTATCTGTTACATAGGCTTTAATAGACAAACTGTTTGTAACTTCTCCGCTAAGATCTGACCATGTTTTGTTATCCCGCGATATCTGGAATTTGTTATCCTGAAAACGGAAATAAGCTGCAATGTAATCCGAGCACACCTCCCATGTCTCGTTATCATAGGAGAAGTGAAGCTTGTTATCTATCGTTTTGAGCCACGGGGTAAGTCCGTTATCCCCTTTGGGCCCCAAAGCAGCTATGCCGGTATCCTCACCGTTAATCACCCATGTGCCTTTTACCGATACGGAAATATCTCCAGAGAGTGTTAGTTCGTCCACACGTACCCAGTTGACATCAAGCCCCCAGTGAAAGTTGTCCCTCTGTGCATCATTCACACATTTCTCGGTTATGGCATTCCCCTGCATATCCACGTATGATATGATGATCCCCTTACGCCTCATTTCTTTCGGAACAATATTTCTCGTACGTCCCGCTGTACCCTGATACTGCACATAAATATTGTTATACTGTGCCAGTATCGCTTCCAACGACGCGCCGGTTCTTCCGTCATGTACCGCCTGTATCACTGTACGAGGATAGAAAGGGAATCTTCTTCCCAACATTTCATCAAGCTTGTCCATCTGCCTGATACTTGCATACTTGCTGTTGCAGCAAGAATCTTGTATGTTGTTATCTTCCATGATGTTTTTTAAAAAAGTTATAGAATTAACATTTATTCCAGACCATCCCCAGTCAACGGAGAAAATCCTTCTGCCAGACATCTTCTCTTTAAGGCATCACGATATGATTTCATTGCCGACAGTTGCCAACGCTGAAGTATTTGTTTATGCACTTCCATTTTAGAAAATACCGGAGATTCATTGATGAATTTCTCCAACTTTTCCACCCGGTCATTAAGTTGCTTATACTCTTCTAGCATTCTTATTTGATATTCTTGTAACATGGCTTTTATTTTAATTATCGTTATTATACTGTTGCACCGGTGGAATCTATCCAAATTGTTCCTGTCCACCAAATGGGTTTATTAAGTGTGGTATCAAAAAATTGATAACCAACAACTGGCATATTAGGTCTATTATTACCAGCAGGAAACATTGTAATATTTTCTATTTCCGTTTCCATTATAATTGAAGTACCTGGACTTATAGTATAAGTCCTATAATTATTGTTATTACCAATGCTATAATGAACTTTACAAATAGAATTATTTTGAATGAAGACTAAATAATCTCTAGTATTTTTTATATAAACATCTTCGCTTTGTGCAATTATAAAAGAGTTACCTGATAGCGTAATAGGATTAATATCTTTTATTACTATCCTATTAACGTAATAAGACGATGGTAAAATTTTCAACGTATAATTATAGTTATAACATAAATCTATATCTTGACTTGAATATGGTGGGGTTTCAACTATATTTCCTATATCATTTTTGTATCTAAAAATAACTTTTCCATTCCCCCTCAATTTAAATTTTATATGAGTATTAAGGTTATAAATTTCTCTACTTGAATATGTAACAGGGAATGTTGTAGCATCTATAATAGTAGTTACATTATAAGTTTCATATGTAAACACATTGGGTGAAAACAAAGAATTTTCTTTAAAAAAATTTATCAACTGCGTATTAATAAATCCATTTTCAACAATATCTGATGTTTCGTCATAGTATCTATATAGATAGCTTTTATATATCGAAGAATTATAAACCTCTTGTTTCTCGTTTTTACATTCTAAATGTATATCATTCAATTCAGTATGTAAAACAGACCTAATAGTTTTTGTGGCTTTAACATAAGTTTCATCCATATAAACAGTAGAACTTAACTCTATATCTTTACAATCATTAAGAATTATATAAGGTTTATTGTATATAGACTCATGCATTCTTAAATCATTCAATTTCCATTTGTTTACTCCAGATAATTTAATTGCACAAGTATTAATACCTTCAAAGCCAATCTTATAAAAGTTGTTACTGTTTATAACATCAAAAAAATCTATATCAGTAGTCAATATACCATAGTTTCCTGTAAGCCTTCCACCGAAAAATTGATTTTCATTTATCCAACCTTTTCTAGAATTATCTTTATAATCAAAAAAAATGCAAGTTGTACATTCTATATTTTGAAAATAAAATTTCATATATTGTATTCCAATATGAAAATTTTCAACATTATCTATTGACATGTGCAGCCCATATTTAAAATATAAAATATGTCCTATTTTAATTGTAGAATTATAGAAATTACTTGCTATAGTTATTGCAGACCCAGCTAAATCATCATAATCATAAAGAGTATGATTATGATTTGAGGTGACAGGAGGATTTTCTGTTCTTATACCATATATATCAAATATAACATTGTTATTATAGTTGCCAATAAATTTGAAAACATCTACTCCTTTTATTGCAATAATTTCACCTATACATTTAAAAGTAAGAAATGAATTATTATTTATAATAATAGTATTACTAATTTTATAAAAACTAGACTTTGCTACCCAATGTTTTATTATAGACGAAAAAGCCTTATTAAAGTATAAAGAATTGTCTTCATTCATCATAGAAGCGCCAATATACTCTATATAAAATTCTCCTTCAAATGTTCCTTCGAACGTTATATCTTTAAATATATATGCTGGGATTGAATTTACAATCGTCCCATTCCCTAAAACGTGTCCATTAACTAAGCTCCCTCCTTCAAACTGCAAGGTACATCCTTCAGGAATAGTAATTGTTTCCCCTCTAAGGTCATAGTCGTATTGTATGATGTAAATAGTATTTGGCCAACACACCATTGATTGAGTTAGTACGTTTCTGCCAGCCACAAGATTCTTGCGCAGATAACATCTTCCCTTCCCTGAGTAATTATTCGGATCATACCTTTTATTAGCTAGTTTCAGTTGACCGTGAACCGATGTAATATCCTCATCATCCGCAAAATTGGTTATGCTCTTGTTACCGATAAGCTGTTTGGTGGATTCACTAAGCATCTCGGGCGTTATCATCCCGTCCATCACGGTAGGAGGATTATCAATGAACATATCATTGAATGTATCCTCAATGTGACGTCTGACAGCTTTGCGTGTAAGATAAGTGTCCGGTATACGGTTGCCGTTCTCATCCGCTATGGCCCTATCAGCCACCATCTCCGGTGCTTCCATCTTCTGAATGAATACCTCTTCAGCATGAATCTCATTACGCTCCGCCTCTAAATCAATCTTCCACCAGCTTTTCTTGTCTTTCCAAAGCGAAGCATAATTTCCCTTAAAATACCATGTTTCAGCCTGATTGGTGTAAGCAGAAACAAACGTGACCTTCATGCCGGGTATTCTGTATTCCTCCGGTACAAGCGCTATGGCATCTTCAAAAGTAAACACATTGCTCTTCTTTACAACAAAAGGGGCCTCGGACGTGCTTCGTTGTGCTACAAATGACGTTTTTGTGTACCCCGGCATGTTGACACGATCACAGGGTCTGTATTTCTTCCCTTCAACATAATCAGGAAATGCACTGAAATATCTCTGTTCCTTCCAATCATGTGAGAATATCCGGGTATCTTGGGTATGATTACGGCTTACATTATATTCAGTCAGCAGATTATAATCGAAGATGCTCACCTTATCGACTGTGAGATCATAAGTTCCCAGAACACCGCTCAAATCATTCCATCCGGCCCGATATCCTTTAGGAACAAATCCTTCAACATAGTAGAAGTACGGCTTTGTTTTCTTCACACTGCCGACAAGTGCCCATGACGGTTGTTCCATCTTGTCCGGCAACGCTTCAGAAGTTGCCACATGACCTATATAATTGACATCGTTCAACGTTTCCATTTTAGGGACTTCGGCTCTGTCCGCCTTATAAGGAATAAGCCCCAGCAATGCATTAATCTGATCAGGCGTATAATGAATATTTTCATGATATTCATTCGGATGAGGATCACATGCATGATGAGGATGAAAGCAAGAATCAAATCTTTCCATATAAATATATTTTTTATTATTCAAAGATAAGCAAGAGCTTCACAATGAAATGTATATAATAAAAGGGACTCAGACTTTCACAAGCCCGAGTCCCTAAAACCTTAAACTAATACCTATGTGCTATTTTATTTGAGCGCAAAGTTATCTTCTTCCATAATGACTTTAAATTCCAGCAACGAGAAATAACACGAATCCTGTCACTAACCAGCAGACGATGATAATAATTCTGCCATTCTATCATTTTCTCCTTTCTTTCCTCGTCCTGACAGGAAGGTGAGCCGTTCTTGCTTTTCGTGTAATAAAAGCACATCTCTTTCAACTGCCCTCGGTTCATTCGCATACGGAACCTTCCCCGATGAAAAAGATATTTATAACTGTCCCACCTGTCCTTATAATAATCATAAGTGATAGAGATGAGCTTCTGTTGTGCAGGATCCCATATGACAAAATAACGCCTTCCGTCCTGTTTATTCTTTTCCTCAGCCTCTTCTATCGCCTTTTTCAATAACAAGCTGGACTTCCACAGACTTGCGATCCTGCGTTTCTGCACAAGGCTTTTTACCGCCTTCAAAAACAACTTAATTTTTCCCATAATGTTACTAATTTTTATATAATATAGCCTCCGCACCCGTCGCCGACCTGTTGAGGCGTTTCATGTTATTCATTTTCTCTTCCATAGTGGGCAACACCCTCACCGGATATCTGTCCCATTCAAAACGGCTCACGTATAACCCTATTGCCCTGCTCATTACCCGATCATCATGCTTCCCCGCAAGCGCGCCGTATTTGCCGTTCGGATATTTCATGTACCATCCCAATTCCTTTATCATTCCGGTTTCACGCTCTATCCACAGTTTGTCACGCACACACTGTTCCATATACTTAATAATGGCCACTTTTGTATTACGGTTGGTATTAAACCCCCATCTGGTTTCTTTCTGGCTCCTTTTTTCCAACTCGCTCCGATTATGCGCATATACATTATCATAAAGAGGGATAAGAATGGGAAAGAACAATTCGCTGACGTTGTCTGTGTCTACATCATTAAGCTTACTGTAAGCCGTGTTGTTCTCGACAATGAGCAGAGCATTGTTATAGAATGACGCAATCTGCGCACATTTGATCGCAAGCAGGTCCGGATCTGTATGCCCGTACCATTCCGCCACCACACGCGGTCCAGCGTCCTCATTGAGCACTCCGCTATCGGCCATCATATCCGCGCGGTCCAGCACAGTAATCACAGAGTAATCACTCGTCCTATATTTCCCCCCGATATCAACTGACACAAAGTAGCGGTTTTCCAACCTCCATGTCTTGTCTGGCATCTCCCATATTTTCAATTCCCCTCCTTTACGCCTGAACAGTTTCAGCCCTTCGACAGCCTGTTCACCTTTCGGGGATTTTCCGGAAATATCCCCCTGGAATACCGGCTCACGGCAGAACCTTCTGAGTTGTTCTACCTTGTAAATGTCAAATACAAGCTGCCCGGAATACTTGAATGCCTCCACCGGATCGGACGGATACTCCTGCTGCATGTCCTGTATGTCCGCATACTCCTTCATCTTCTGCCTGTACCAGTAGATGCCTTGCAATGTCGCTCCAATAGTCCACAGCCAGTACATATAGTCCCAGTTTCCGGACTTATCGTTACGCCTTTCTATCAGGGTACAGGCCCATTCCAGCATATCTTCCGGATCGAGACGGTATTCCTCTATCTCCCACCATGCGACAAACAACGGCTCGAATGCGGACAGTCTCTCCCCATGATCATCCGTTCCATTGGCACGATCCCATTCATCCTTGTAGAAATTCTGCCCGTTCGGCGTGCTTTCATACACAATCATCGTATACGGTTTGTACAGGATTCCCGAACAGGATGATTTCACCTGTTTTTGCGGATCCATCTTTTCCGTCTGAGGCCAAAACGCCACCTCCGTACAATGCGCCATGGCCGAATCACCACCACGGGCACCCTCCGGATTCATCGCAGTTGCCGTCTTGATTTTGCAGTTCCGGGAAGGTATAAGGCTTATGTTGGAAGTTCCTCCTCCCTTGATCTTCGGAAGAGAGCCGTCAAACTCCACCCCTTCTTCATAAAAAAGGAATTCAGGAAGTTGGGTTATGAGCTTGACATACATATCCTTAACTTCAGCCGCACTGTCCCCTTGATGTCCGACAATGATGCTGTTCCAGCTCTTCACATGCATTATCTGTATCCATGACATGTATATCTGTGTGCATGTGGATCCCCCCCACTGGCGGGCCTTCAACAATATGACACGGATAGGCTTGCCGGCACGGCGCATCCTTTCAAACGTCTCAGCCAGCTTTACCTGCGCCGGACGTAGCAGGAAAGGCACATCCTCCCCTCCTTCTTTGTTTTTGATACGCGCATACGCATAACAATAGAAATAAAAGTCGTATTTGGCCCAGTAACGGAGAAACTCCTGAATGACAGTATTACGAAGATCCTCATTATATTCCCCGTATGTCTGCCAGCAGAACTCCTCTATACTTCCGGCAAGATCCAGTTTATAGATAAAACCGGTGGAGAACATCTCGATAGGAAGGAAAACAGATGAATTTATAAAATCATCCAGATATATCCTCTTCCGTTTTCCGGGAGCGTTCTCCCCTGTCAACGGGTTGTAGGACTTGAACAGTTCCGCTTCCCGTTCACGGTTCCTGCGGATCATCTCCTCCGCATTCCTTATGACAATAGCTGAGAAAAGAGTTTCTATATGGTTTATTTTAATGTTCTTTGCCATCCAACCTCCAGTTTACGCAATATCCATCCGGCCGCCAGCATAGCCGCATGATATCCACCCGCAATATGCGGCAGAAAGAAACCGAGAGCGGTTATGGCAAACAGCCTATTACGCCTTCCCCCATCCATGGAGGACAGGCACAAGCCCGTATAATAGTAGATAATGACACTCCATCCGATCACAGGACTGCCGGAAGGAATAAAAAATGATATTCCGACAGCGAACATCCATGCGACCAGCGTCCGTGCAGGGGTTATCACCTTCCATAGAAAAGCCCATGCCATCCCGTTCAAAAGATAATGAAGCCATCCGGCATGTCCGAACATATAAAGCCAGTGACTTCCTGACAGGAATTCATGATACGGCAACAACACGGTCATGCACAAGTAAAGCCCCATGGAATATCTCATTTTCATAGTGATATACCTATTTCATCCCAGCTTTCCATAAAATATGCTGTATACGGTCAGGACTTATCCCAAATGAATCAGAAGGTCTCTCTATCGCAAGTCTTACGATAAGACGGAGATTCGCCTCCGC